TTAGGGCATGGGAGCAACGGGCAGGCCTTCTGCCTGAAGGATGCAAGCCCCGATGGCGTAGGCCTGTTGGGGGGTGATGGCGTTGCCCAGCGCCTTGAGGCGCGGGATCCATGCTTTTGCCGTAGTGGTGTCTACTCTGCCGAGCAGGTGGGGCCGTGCGCCAGACTTGTGCCCATCGGCAGCGTCCAGCCCTGGGGCGCTCCCATCATCCACTCGACAAATGACGGGTTGAGAAAATGCTTCGGTAGCCGAATCTTTTCGCGATCGGTCAAACCGTAGGCCAGCCCAAACAAATATGTTGCCAGATTGGTTGTGGTCGCCCATGTACTTCCCGATCTCAGATAGTACAGGTGCCCTGCCAGCAGACCGTGAACTGTGGGGGTAGGCAACAATGAAAACCCTTTCCCGATGGTGCGGCGCACCGCAGGATCCCGCGCCCAGCACTTCCCACTCCGCATCATACCCGAGCGTGGCCAGATCTTTGAGGACGCCCTCAATGCCGAGGGAGAGCAGGCCCGGTACGTTTTCCGCGATGATGTAGCGCGGGCGCGTTTCGTCAATGATTCTTTTGTATTCATGCCAAAGCCCACTTCTGGAGGTTGAGGTTATGCCGGCGCGCTGGCCGGCGAGGCTTACGTCCTGGCAGGGGAAGCCTCCGCACAGGACATCAACATGGGGCAACTGCACCCCGGACAGGGTGCGCACGTCGTCAAAAATGGGGAGGCCGGGCCAGTGCCTGCGCAGGATAGACTGACAGAATCCTTCAACCTCGCAGAAGTAGCAGTGTTGGAATCCGGCCCAGTGCAGACCGAGGTCGCACAGGCCAGCGCCTGAAAACAGACTGCCTACCGTGAGCATGCGTTGTCTCCAGTGGGCTCTGCGGCCTCGCGTTTGGGACAATCAGTCCTCAAGGTATTGTATGTTCGGCAGCGCGGGCACTTGATGACCAGCAGGTCGACGTAGCCCTCGGCAAGTTTTTTGCCGCAGTGCTGGCAGCGCAGCTCTGGCAATGTATTTTGTGCAGATGGGGGAATATAGTGCATGAGAAGTCCGTGGCCTCTTGGGCATTGTGTTGGGGCTCGTGGCTCTCATGGGGTGTGGGGAGGGCGTTTAGCCCGTTATTCCCTTCATTTTTTGGCGGTGCCCTTCAGCACCAGCGGCATTGCTGGACACGGCACCACCCTGATTGATGGTTCCGGCGTTGGGATGGTCGTGCATGGCGAGCACGTCCAGGGCGGCGCGGATGTCGGCCAGGCAATCCAGCAGCTCGTTGTACAAGTTAATGCTGCCGCCTTCGCCTTCAGCGATGATGGTAAAGCGTCCCCTGGCTCTCAGGGTAATATTGGCGGCTTCAATATTTCTGTCGCCTTTGGCAATGTCCGTATGTCGCCCGCCCACGTTTACGGCCTGGTTTTGGACTATCGCGTCAGTGTTGCTGCCCTTTACAGTCAGCCCACGGTTGCCAGCAATGTCGATCTGGCGGTTGCCAGTGACCTTGCTTGCGTGATCCTTGCCCACCGTCTCTTGCGCAGCGCCTGCGGTGGAGTGAGTGGAGTCACCCCCTGCCGTGAGGTTGAGCGCGCCAAGGCTGCCCACATCTGCGCGCAGGCCTGCCAGCATGGTCAGCACCGTGCCCACTTCCAAAGTGTGCGTGCCGTCCACTTCCAAGGTAGAATGCTCAGAAATGCGCCGCGTCTCCCGCGCCAGCTCCGTGGTGCTTTCCATAGCCTCAATCCGGCGCGTAACGCTTTTGTCCGCGATTTCCGCATCTGTCTGGCGGCTCCAGTTGCCGCCAGCGTCGGCCCGTTGAAAGGTGGTCGGGCTTTGTTGCAGCAGCATTTCTTCCGGCCCCACCTGCGGCAGCGAATCACCCATGCCGTACATCTGCCGGATAATGGGGTGATCCTGCCGTCCATAGGCGAAGCCCACAACCACAAGCGCCCCGGGCCTTGGCGGCGCAAAAACACCAGCCTCGCCGCCAGCGCCCAGCGGCACGGGAAGGGGCACAGCCGTGTAATGGGGAAAGGCCGGATCCGGCTCCATGTCCGCGGTGAGAATTTCAATGTCCGCAGCAAAGCGGGGTCGAAAGCGTTCCGAGCTGGCCCCTTGGCTGGGGGCATCGGCAATGGCCAGCACACGCCCGTACCTGTCCAGGTGCAGCCCGCCAGAAAGCTCTGGAAACAGGCGCAGAATGGCTTTTTTTAAAAAGTCTTGCATTTGAAACTCATGTTTACGCCAGACAGGGTCACAGTTTCCACGCGCCCGCCGTCAGTAGCGGCATTGACCACGCAACCCGGGCGAATATCTGGAACGGCAGCCATTGTGCATTGCCCGCCCGCAGAAACCTGCTTGAACACGTTTTGCGGAATTTCCACCTCGCGGCCTTTCCAGCGCGAATCCGCCCAGGAGCCAACAAAAATTTTACCATCCCCCTGAGAGAGCCACACATAATCATCAATGTGGAACACCTCGCCCAGGGTCTGCATGGCATGCATGGCACTGCCGAAGCCGTAAAAAGCCGGAACTTTTGCGGACGCATAAGGCCGCTCCGGCACAATGAACTCCAGCCCGGTCAGCTCCGCGTAGGTGGCCAGCACATCCCGGAGGGTGGGGTGGCGCAGGCTCAGGGGGGCGGCATTATCCATGCGCGCCGAAAGTTCGCGGCAAAAAAGGCGTTGCTGCTTGGCGTCCACAGTGGTTGAGGTGATCACCTCGCCGCAAAAAAAACGGGTGAGCGCGCTTTGAAAATGCCAGCCCAGCGAGAACTCCACCCGGCCTTCAAGGCGCTGATCCGCGCGTACCTGAAAAATGGCCGCGCCCGGGCGGCTGATGTCCAGGCGCACCTCGTCAGACACAAGGGGGTATTCCGCGCCGTTCACCACAAGGCGCTTGAGCAGCTTCATTCCTCATTCTCCGGCCCGATTTTTTCGTTAAGATACTTGAGCACTTTTTCGATGGAACTCAGCTCTTCCTCTTTTTCTTCTTCCTCGCTGCCAACAGAGGTGCCAGTGTTGGTTTGCGTGGACGCCGCCCGCGCCCCTTGCCGGGCCTCTTCCATTTCAGGAACAGACACATGCTCGGCCAGGGTAAAGCTGATAGACCACATGCGCAGTTTTTCGTCTTCGTCCACCTTGAAGTTGCCCGTAAAACGCCCCTGCCGCATGCCTGCGGCATTGGCGGTGTCGTTGGTGATGGTGTAAATTTTGCCATCCCCGTTTTCGGTAGCCTCGGCAATCCGCATGAGTTCGCTCAGATCGTTGGCATCCTTGAAGCGCAAAGAAAGCCGCACTTCCAGCTTTTTGCCCTTTTTGCCTTTGTCGGCCTTGGCGGTGGATGACGTTTCGCCGCTGGCGTCTTCGTCTTTAAACTGCGCGCCAATGCTCATGTTCAGGCCGAAGCCGGGAACCGTATAGTCGTCAAGAATTAGAAAGGACATGCGGCATTCTCCCCAGGGCAGGTCAGGCATGCGCTGTTGGTAAGGGTGCGCCGGCACAGGCCGAAACTTTCACGGTAAAAGGCCACTTGATCCGGCTTGCCAAACCAGCACAGCAAGGACGTGCATTTGCTGGCAGAGTCAAAGGGAAGGGACAGTTTGCCCAGATAGCGGAACAGCGCCGCGCCTGGCGCATGGATGCTGAACCCCGTCCAGGCATCGTTGCCGCCGATCATGCTTTGGGCCAGATGCTGCAAGGTTGCGGCCTTTTCCTCGATCTTCCGTGCCTGTTTTTGCGCGAATGCCGCCAGCCTTTCGGCGGGGGAGGTCGCCGCCAGTGCCGCGCCTTCCCCTGTTGCCAGCATGCTGCCCAGGGCTTTGGCCACCATTTGCCCCTTGGAGTTCTGCTGCGGTGCCTTCTGCCCCCATGCCGGATAGCCCGGCCCTTTGGGAATAACGAACTTGTCCGTCTCCAGCGTGGCCAGCGCCTGCGCGCGGCGGCAGACTTGCTCTAACTGGGGGATGGGAAACACCGCGTTAAAGGCCGACAACGCCTGAGCCATGGCTGCATGGTTGACGGTGCCCACGAGCAGCACCACCAAGGCCAATTCATCGCCCTGGTCTTCCTGCGGAGCATCGGCCATGCGACCAGCAAGCGCGGCAAGGGCTTGCTCCGGCGTCAGGTAGGCGTATTCCCCTTTACGGGTGCCGATGCCGTACTGAAAGGGAGTTATGGCCATGAATGACACAGGGCTTCCCACAGCGGCGGTTGCCCCCTGGCGGGCCGCGGCCATTTGCGCGGCAAGTTCGCCGGATCCAGACGGAGGCAAGCCGAGACCTTGCAGAGACTTTGCCCCCTCAGAAAAGCCTTGCTGCATGCTGGCCAGCGCGGGCGACAATCCTTCCGCCAGATTTGCCGTTACGGAAGGCGGCGCAAAAGCAACACGCTGAAAGCCCATGCTCACTCCCTACACAGCGTAGCTGACGACAATGGCCTGTACGGCTTCAGCCGTTTTGGCGGCTTCCACGGCTGCCAGCAACTCGTTGCGGCGGGCTGCCAGAGCATTGCGCACGAACTCCAGACCTTCGGGATCAGAAGCGGCCAGCAGTCCTGCCTCTACCGCAACCGTGGACGGCGTGGGGTCAGACAGGGCCACGGCTCCGGCCAGAGCTGCCTCATGCCCGGCAATGATATCTGCAACCTTTGCGGCTTTGATTTCTGCCAGCGGTTGCTCCGGCCGTTTGGTCAGCGCGTCTTCAGGCAGGGGGCCAGGTGTGTGCATGCGGCGCGCCGGGCTAAGGTGCGTATCGCCCGGCAGCCAGTACTCGGTGCCGGATTGCACGTCCTCGGCTGCAAAGTGCGGTTCCTCGCGCTGTCGGTGATCCTCAACCAGCACCCAGCCTTTGTTGTCCACGTACTGCGGCCACTGGTTTTTCCATGGCCTTGGGGGCAGAGCATCGGGCGTGGAGTTGTACGGCGGGTAGCCGTAGTCTTCATCTGAGCTGATATAATACTGGTCAGGGCGCGTATATCTATGGGCAATTGCCATTGGTTACTCCTTGAAATTTATTGTCGCTCTCGGCGTTGGGCGTGTCGGCTTGCCCCCACCTAAACACTCCAGCGTCATAAGGCTGGCTGCCCCATATAACAGCATGCCAACGACCCCCAGCGTCGGGGAGCGTTAGCGGCACCCGTGGGCTCAACGAGCGCAGTGTCAAGAATCAAGTCAGAGTATCCAACACCGGAGCCGTACCCCGAAATTGCTGTGGATGTCTCTCTCCTGAATGCCCCGGAGATTGGCTCTAAGTTTGATCCCCAAATCGCTTTTGCTCGTCCCATGATTCGCCGCCCCTGGTCGCCACGGCTGCCATTCAATCCCAGGCCGTCATATCCCGCCATTTCGCGGAGCATGCCCGTGAGGTCAGGCATGAGGAGCGTGTCCGCGGCTTTGTTCCACCAGAACTTGGCTGCGCCGCCGATGTTGTTCCACCTGACCTGGGAGCCATCGGCAAGCGTTGCCCACGCGGCGTTATGGGCCGCCTCGTACTCTGCAAGCGAGGCAAAGAGCCGCTTTGCGCCGTGCGTTGTGGACAGATAGGCGGCCATTTGCGGGTATGTGGCGGCGAATGCTGAAATGACGTTGGCATTGCAAGGCTTGAAGCCCGGGCGGACAAGTTCGTCTTCAAACCAGGTATATTGCCCGATGGGGTAGGGAGCCATGCCGCCGATGATCTGCCAGGCGTTGCCGGAAAAAATCAGGGTGTAGACCTGCCCCTGCGCCAGCGCGCCAACCTCAACAGGTACGCCGCAGTACGTGAGCGGTTTGGCCCCGGTGTCATTGATGTTCAAGGTGGGGTTTGCTGCGGTGTTTACCGTGGCAAATGCCACCTGAAGAACCACGCCCGGGATAAGCGCAAAGTGGTCAAGGCTTGCGGTTTTGGCCGCCGTAGCCGCCGCTGTGGGGCAAATGGCGTAGCGTCCGCTGACCTTGAGCAGATCCTCCTGCATGTAGCAGGTGACGCCATCGGGCCGCATGGTGCCGGGTACTTCCGGCGTTGCCACGTCCGGTATGGGCAACGCGCCGGATGTTTTGCGCGGTCGCAGATCCGTTACCGTGCCGTCCGCCTCGATGCGGGCCACCAGGGCGCGGTAGTGCATGAGGCCTGTTTCGTCAGCGGCGCTGTCCGCCAGAGGGGCAGCAGGCGGCGCGAGCATGGGCGAGGCCTCGGCCACGCGGTCGCTGCCTGTATGTTTGAGGCAGACGTCAAGCCAGACGTTTTGCGGCAGGTTGGCGCTTTCCGGCGCTGCCAGTGGCAGACTCTCGGCCAGTGCCGCACGGATGCCGCCCACATAGCCAAGGCCCGGTGCAAAGGCGTAGGCCTCTGCCGTTTTTTGCAGCAACCAGCCCTTGCCATCAAAGAAGGCCTGGCCGTAGATATCGAAATTGGCGAGGCGCTGGCGTTCATCAATGCCGTTGAGGCGCACGGTAAAATCAAGCTGCCACACGTCGGCGCTGATGGTCAGGCCCGTGAGTTCGCGCGCGCCCGTGAAGGTCAGCAGAAAGTTGCGGGTCAGGTTATTGCCCGTCTTGCCGTTGGCCTCGTCGTAGCGGCGTTTTTCCAGCGCCGGGAACGTGGCCACAGCCACCAGTGTGTTGTGTTCGCTGCACCAGAGGCCCTGCCAGTTGAAGGTGAAGTCGCCCATGTCGCTGCCCAGCATGGCGCTGTAGACAACCTGGTTGGGGTTGACGTAGGCGCGGTACTGCGGGGGTATGGCGTAGCGCAGGGCGATCTGATCCTCTGCCGGCACAGTGACGCCGGGCGCAATGGCCTGGGTGTGATCCTGCCCTGGCACGTTGGCCAGAATCATGGTGTCGATGATGAGGGCCTTGCCCTCGGCCTGAAGGCGGGCAATAAGGCTCACGCCCGCGGCGGTAAGTATAGTGCTCATGCGTGGGCCTCCAGTGTGGCGGCATGGTGGTCAAACACGGCCAGACGCGCGCCGGCATCGGCAATGGCGCGGGTGCTCATGGCGGCTTCTACGGTTTCCTGATGCCAGGAAAAGCGGCCCACGTGGGCCAGGGCCGGAATGGGAATGCGGCTGTCAAAGTAATAGCGGCGGCAGGTGCGCCCGTAGTCGTCAATGATGATTTCCAGCACGTTTTGCTGGTCGGGAAACTGCGAATCATCGGCAATGATGCCCACGCGATCCCAGTCTTGCCCGGGTACGCGCTCGGCCAGGGAGAGGCCCCCAAGCTCCAGGCGCTCGAAAATGCGGCCCCAGCCTGCCGTTTGCCCCGAATCTCGCGCATTGGCGTAGGCATGGGTGACGCGCAGGCGGTAGAGGCGTTCCGGCTCGCCGGGGTAGCGCCGGACGCAACGCTCCCAGGCCAGGAGGTTCAGGGTGCGCTCATCGCAGGTCATGGGATCGCGATTGTCCAGGCTCCAGGCTGCGGCCTTTCCCAGCATGGAAAACCACGCGTGGGCAGCCTTGCCAAGCTTGGTGCTTTCCGCGCCGTTCATCCAGAAGGACAGGGAAAACAGGGCAAGCCAGTTCATGCTTCACCCGGCAGGATTTGGAGGTCTTCAAGCACAGGCAGGGCCAGCAGGGAAACAATGTCTTCCGTGCGGTGAAATTCCACGCTTTTAAGATCAGGCAGAGCCGCATGCAGCTCATCGCCCAGACGGGAAAAGGAAAAGCGGGACTGCGGCAAGGTCTTGGTCATTTCATAGGCCGTATTTTGGCGGAATGCGCAACGTATGCGGTTTTCCACCTCCACGGTCAGGGCGGCGCGGCGTTCCTTCCCGGCTTCGTCCACAGCATGCACGGTGACCGTAAGCGCTTCCGGCTGCTCGGGTATGGGCATGCACAGCAGGTCATCGCCGTGGCCATGGTTGCCCATGCCCATGATATAGCTGTTGATAGCTTCGCACAGCGATTGCGGGGCCGGGCCGCTCTCAACCATCACATAGCAATTGGCTGTTCCCGGGCCGCGCACAGCCTGACGGGCCTCAAAAAAGAGGTAGTCAATGCGTATGCCTGTGAATGCCGCGATCAGCGCCTTGTAAGCTGCATCGTGGTGTAGCTGCCCCACAGCGGCAAACTGGTTGCGGCAGCGCAGGCGCAGGGCATCATCCGTTTCCGTATCAGCGCCGGGCGAATCCAGCCAGTCCGCCGGATTGGTCACGTCCACAATGCCGTTGATGGGCTGCGAAAGAATGGAATAATAGCCCGCCCCAAGGTTCCAGGCCTCGCCGTGCTGCTCGGCCTCCACCGCAACCTCAAGCGATTGCGCGCCGTTGGGAATGATGGATTCCTGCAAGGTTTTCACACGATACACCACGCCACCCACTGGAGGCGTTTCAACAAGCGAGCCTGCGGGAATGGTCAGGTCGCCAGTGGCGGAAGCCCTGGTAAAAACAACGCGGCCTCTGGCAGCGGCAGAACCCTTGCGCGAGAGGTCAAGCCCCCAGGCGTACACGTCCAGATACACGCCAGACGCGAACCGTAAAAAGGAATTGGGCAACACGCTTTCTACCAGCAGTGCAACGAGCCATTGCGCGGGCTGGGTGACAATTGTCGAAATAAGCCGCCAGAAAGGGGAGAAGGACGAGTCGTTGCGGATCAGCGAATCCTCATTGGCGTTGCAGGCCTCCCAGCGGGCCTGCATTTCGGATTCCGTCACGGGCATGCCGGAATCGCGCAGCATGCCTGTAAACAGTTCCTTGGCATAGGTTGTCAGGCCAGCCATTATTTTGCCTCCTTGGCTTCATCCGCATAGGCCAAAAAAGAGATGCGTCCGAATTTCCGTGTTTCGGCAGTAAGCCAGAACTCGACACGTTCCCGGCTTGTCCAGATTTCCTCAATGCGGGTTGTTCCGGGTTTTATGCGTGTATCCTGATCCACCATGAGCGAGAGCTTGACGAGATTGGTTTTGCGCTTGCGCACGTCGCGCTCGCCCACAATGTCCACCAGCAGCCCGCTTTCGCGGATCATGTGCTGAATGTCCTGGGCAATGCAGGCGCGGTCGGGCACCAGTACGGGATAGCCCCCGGCATCCAGCGCAAGATCGTCATCGATGATAAGCAGGTCGCAGTATGTTGCAGGCATGGGCTCTACCCGTAGGTCATGGCCAGCACGTCATCCATGCTGGTGGGCGGTGTTTCAAAGTGCAGGTGCTGTTCGCCAATGGAAACGCTGCGGCCGCTGTTGTTCACGGTGGAAGAACTGCTGGAGGCCAGCACTCCGCCCTGCTGCACCTGTAGGGTTTTGGACTGCTTGAGCCCTTCCAGTTCCGGGCCTTCCATTGCGGCTGTATCAGGCACAAAGTTTGCGGCCTTCCAGCTCATGAGCTTTTCCGCGTGTTCTCCCATGCCGGGGATAAAGGAGAGCATCCTGCCAATGTAGTTCACAAAATATTCAAGAGGCGTCAGCGCAGTTGCAACGGCGAACCGTAGTACCTTTGTCCACGAAAAATCGGTAAAGATGTCGGTAAACAGACGCCAGCGTTCTTCCAGCGTGGACATGAGCAGCAAAAAAGGCTGGCCGAATGACCCCAGACTTTCAAAGAAACTGCGCAAAAGCGTCCACGTTGCGCCGATGGCGGACTGTATCTGCTCCCAGTACATGATGCACAGGATCAGCGACCAGACAAGAAAACCCAGCGGATTGGCGCGAATAGCCCCGGAGAGAAGGTTGAATACAACCGTAACAGCCTTGATGGCCCCGGTAACGGGCATTGCCGCCAGGGTGAACAGATGAAAGGCCACAGTGCCGACGGCCACGGCTCCGGCAAGGGAAACTATTGCCAGCATGCCGAAGCCGATAACCCTGGCCACGTTGGGGTACTTGGTTATCCATCGGTTCAGGGTCTCAAGGTGGGCGCTGGCCCTGTTTGTCCACCGCTCCAGAGTTGGCGTGAGCTTTTGCAGAAAATTTGCCCGCACATAATCCACAGCCGCGCCAAAGCGTTGAAAGGCATCCGTGGTTTGCCGGGCGGAAGCCCTGGCGCCGGTCATGTCCGTAACGCCCTTGACGTCTTTGATAACGCGGGTGAGTTCCCCCTGTTTGGATAGCAGGGTGTTGAGGAATGCCCCGGCCTGATCGTCGTTCAGCGCCTTGCCAAGGCGCGCTTGCTGGGCTGTTGTGAGCGTGTCGCCATACTTGGCGCGCAGGCGTTCCAGAATGTCCACCATTGAAAGCATGCGCCCCTGCTGGTCGGTAAAGGATACCCCCACGGCGCGTCCGGCTGCGCGCGCGTTATCCACCAGCAGCTTGTACTTTTCGCCTGCGGCTGTACCGCCCATGTCCGCCTGGGCGGCGGCAATGACGGCCATTTGTTCCCCCGCGTCAATGCCAGCCCTTGCGGCGCGGTTGCCCAGCGCGTCAAAGCCGGCGGCGATTTCCTCGCCTTTGCTTTTGAACGCCTTGGCCACAAAGGCAGTTTGCCCAGCCATTTGTTCAGCCCAGCGGCTTTTGCCCATGCCAGCCGCCTGTGTTTCAAAAATGCCGTGCATATTGGCCATGTAGCCGGTCATGCTGTCCACGCTGGACCGGCTGGCCAGGGCCAGAACATTGCTGGCGGTGGTAAAGGTTGCCAGCTCCCCGGCAGTGAGGTTGTCGATTTTTTCCTGTATGGCTGTGGACGATTTGATAACGTCCACAGCACATTTGCCGTATTGCATGGCAAAGCGCCCAGCGGCGTTTTGCAGTGTTTTAAGCCCCTTTGAATCCACGCCCAGGGCCTCCACCTGCCCCAGGGCATTGTTCAGCTCTGTGGCTGGCGATACCAGCGCCCGGATTGATAGGGCCGCACCAGCGATGCCCATGGCCCCGGCACCCACGCCCACAAAGGCTCCCTTGGCTTTGTCGGTCAGCCCGGTAATGCTGGCCTGAAGCCGGGATATTTTGCTGATGGCGCCTGCATCCTGCACGCCGATGGCAAAGAAGAGCTTTTCCAGTTTTGTTGCCATGCTGTATCGGGGTTAGGGGTTCAGTGCCTTGGCGATGCCGTTGGCTATGGCGATGCTCATTTTTTCCCAGTGGTCATTTTCCAGAAACATGGCCTCGGCCATGCAGGGAACGTCTATTTTGCGCCCAGGAAACCACTTGCGGCAGAGTACAAAAAGCTGGGAAAGCCCTGGCTGCGCAAGGTGAGCGGCGAGGCGTTCTACTCCCCCACCGTAATGGTGAGGTCAGGCGCGTATTCCTCCACCACCTGCGACCATATCTGCATGGCAGCGCCGGGCAGATCGATAAGGCCCTTGAGGGTTTCCTTGTCCTCGGCATGCACGGTGCGCATGAGGGCATTGCGCGTGGGCCCGACCTTTTTGGTGCTCTGGATTTCGTCAATGTACTTGTTGTAAACTTCGGGCGTCACGTTGAAGCGCAGGATCTTGCCATTGATGGTCAGGGTAACGGTTTTATTCATGTGGAGTTTCCTCTCCGGGATTGATTTTGCGTTGGATGTATCGTTCAAGGGCGCAGACGCCCGCCTCATAAAGCCTGCCCACAAGCTCCAGCCCACCCCAGCCCACCAGAAAAAAAAGGGTGTAGTGCCATTTTTCCGGCGTCTCGGCCTGGATGAGCGGGCAAACCATGTTGGCCGTGGCCACGCCGCCCACCACCTCAATAAGGGCTTGCCCCAGGGTCCTCCCTTTGCGGGTGGAATGCATGAGCGCGCCGCCAGCGCCGTACAGGCTGGCCGGCAGCAGGAAAAATTGCAGGAGGCGCTCAAGGTAGTTCAGGGATTCGGGATCCTGCATTATTCATCCTTGCTGTAGAGGCCGCGCAGGGCCGTTTTGTCATCGTTGGCGTCACTCAGGGCCGCTTGCAGTTCCAGTGCGTAATCCAGCAACTCGCCATTGGTCGCTCCCAGGCTTGGTGGCACAGGCTCCGGCACCGGGGCCAGCAGCATGGGCGGGGGCTTTGACCACACAAAGTCAATGCGCTGGGGCGCTGGCCTGGAGCAGCCGCACAGCAGCATCAGGCAAAGGGCTGTCAGCCCAGACAGAATAAGTTTTATCATGGCGCGCCTTTTCCTTTTGCTGACGTAGTGCCGTCTGGTTTTTGGCCCGCTGATCCCTTTGGGAACGCCAGTCGGCCAGTGCCGTATCCACCGTGTCCGCCCAGTTTTTCTGTTCCTGTACTGCCTTGGCGTTGGCGGCTGCGGTTGTTTCAAGCTCCGCTATTTTTGCCGCCTGCTGCTGCCCCTGCCGCACCAGCCAGAACAGGGCCGCCACCAGCGCCACAGCGCAAAGGATAGCGCCTGCAGTTTTAAACATGGGGCTGCGCCCCATCCCGCCACCATGCGGCAACGTCAAAGCAGGGGCAGGCCTTGTTGGCGTAGTCCTGGTGTCCGTGCAGCCCGGCTGAAGGAAAGCGGCCGCGCAGATCCGTGACCAGCTCGCGCAGGGCCGCCCATTGTTCCGGCGTGTAATTGGCGGCGGAAACGCTTTTTCCACTGGGTGTTTTTTCCAGTCCACCCACAAGGCAAATGCCGATGGAACGGGCGTTGTGGTCTTTGCAGTGCGCCCCCGGAGTATCCAGCGGGCGGCCCTGTTCGACCGCGCCGTTGCGGCGGATTACAAAATGGTAGCCAATGTCGCTCCAGCCGTTGTCGCGTACGTGCCACTGCCGTATTTCCGCAGCGCCAATATCCATTGCTGGATAGGTTGCCGCGCAGTGAATGATGATGTCGTCAATTTTGCGCATGAACTTCCTCAAATGGGTTTAGCCAGGGGTAACAATGCCCTCGGTTTCCGATGCGCCCAGGTATGGCACGCCGTTGATGTGTACAAAGTCCGGGCTGGTGACGATAAACTTCACCTTGCTGGTGTGCTTGGAAGCGCCTTCGTTCTGGTTGATGTTCAGCAGGCTTTCCACCTTGAGCTTGCAGCCGAAGGCCTCGACCTTCATTTCCTCGCCGCTGGCGGCCTTGGCGTAAAACAGCATGTCGAATTCCGGCAGTTCGCGCCAAGAACCTGCGGAGGCCGCAGCCTCGGAGAGGATGGACAAGGCCTGCGCGTCCAGATCCATGTCGCCCTCGCCGCTCACATCGCCCGCCACCCAACCGTTGGGAACGCCCCTGTCTTTGGCTACTTCCACGTTGTCGGTAATGCCCAGCGTGGCCTGGCTTACGGTGAGGGAGAGATCCCCCACGGTTATGGAAAAATCCTTTGCCCCTATTCTTTGGCGGCTCATTGGTCAGCTCCTTTGCGCGTCAGGCGTAGTTGGTCAGGTCAAGCAGCAGGTTGCAGGTGATGGCCTTGGGGCAATTATAGGGCCGGGCGGTTATCCAGACTTCCAGCTCGTACTTGCTTTGCCACACCAGGGTTATGGCGTCCCTTGCCGGGGGATGGATTTCGCCGGGAAAGGGAACCCCCAGCACCTTGCGGCTCTTGGACATTTCGCGCAGGGGGCGCGCAAAGTAGTTTTGCGCGGCGGCGATGCTTTCGGGCGTTTCGTTGAGGCTGCGGTCTGCTATGCGGTAAACGGCCAGGGGATACACGCGGCGCATGCATTTTTGAATGACGCGCAGGTTCTCAATGACGCGATAATCCCCGCCGTTGACATCAAGCACGTTGCCATCGCCCCAGTACATGCCCTGGTAGCCGGGGTAGGTCTGCGGCACGGAAAAACGCGCTGCGTCCAGGGCGTACAGGGTGGCCGAATCAATGTTGCGGCCGTCCTTGTCCTTGGGTTTAACGCTCCATTCACCAAGCAAGGGGCCGGTTTTAACCCGCATGGGGCTGTCGGCCACGGTGACGGACTTGTTGCACAGCCGGCCCATGTATGTTCCCAGGTCATGCCCCCAAAGATAGGGCGCAAGGGTTACCTGATCTGCGGCCACGCCGCTGGTTATGGGGGCTATGGCAGAGCGGTAGTCAGCCCACGTTTCAGTGGGCAGGGGCGCGCGCGGGGCTGCGGCCATGAACATGGGAGCCATGAATTTTGCCATGACGCTTTCCGCCTTGGCCTGCATGCGCTCCACCTCAACCTGGCTGGAAATGGGATCGGTAAGGCAAATGCCCTCAAAGCGCATTTCCTCCACGGCCAGATCCACGGCATCCTGCCATGTGTCGCCCTCGCGCAGGGGCAGCACGGCGGCATTCCAGTTTTGCCCGGCATTGAGCTGCGCAGCCGTCACCTGTGTTTTCAGGGTTGAGGGTTCAAGGCCAAGCACTGCGTCCAGGTCGCTCTGCGCGTTGATGGAAACAAGCTTGCCTTCGTTGACGCCAGCGCCCCGGCCCGTGAAAAGCACAAAGTTTTCCACGGCGTCCAGCGCGCCCTGCAACAGATTGAGGTTGTTGACTTGCACGGATCCGAGCATGGAAACTCCTATTTTTTATCCTTCATTTGACGGACAATTTTTTGGCTGACCACAGAGAGCAGGCTGGCGCTTTCATCCTCTGTAACGCCCAGGAAAGGACGGGCAGGGAGGCGCACTTCCCACGTTTGGGCTTTCTGTTTTTTGGGCTGGCTGCCGGAAACATCCTCGCGCACCAGCAACCGCAAAATCCACGCGGCCTGCATTTGCGACATGTTTTCCATGATCCACTTGGCGGATACGCGCCGCAGGCGCACCTTGCCGTGCCTGCCCCTTGCCGGGAACTTGTAACCGTTGCGCAGCAGCGCCTGAGCCATTTTGCGGGTAGCCCTGCGCCCGCGGAGCATGACGTGCCACTTGGCAAGGCCCTTTTTCATTTCCGGCGTGACGCCAAGCTGCTGGCTCATGCCATGCTGGTGCTTCCAGGCAACCTCGCTGAACCAGTGGGTCTTGCCCTTTTGCTTCCAGGTCACCTGCACGGAATCGCCTTCCCGGTATTCGCCCATGTTCTTGGCCATGCCGATCGCGGCCAGCATGCGGCGTTTTTTGCGCCACTGGCCCCTGTCGTTCTGCTGCCAACGGGTGCGCTTGCTGCGCGGGGCAAAGCCGCCGCCTTCAAGGCTTTGCTGCTTGCTCACACGCCTGGCGCTGTATTTTTTGACCTCGCGCGCGGCCTCGCGGGCAAGGCGAAAGCGTTTTTCGGGCTGCGGCCTGAGCGCCTCAAGCTGGCGGAAAAGTTTTTTCCGGGCCTGTTCGTTCACCTGCACGTGCACGGTAATGTCAGCCACGGCTGCCCCCAGCGCTTGCGGCCCCCTTCATGCCAGCCAGCTTTTCCACCGGGGTGATTACTGGCGCTTCCACGCGCCAGCGTTTGCCGTTGAAGGGTATGTCGCCCTGCGGGTCTTCAATGGCTGCCAGCCTTTCCTCAAATTCCACAGAAATATCCAGATCCGCATCTCCGTCCTTGAAGTTCAGGTCGATGTTCATGGTCGGATCCGCCAGCCCGTCGCGGTCAAGGTCGTTGGCCATGAGCCATGAGGCCACCAGCGCGGCAAAGGCCAGCCCATCGCCGGGGTAGCGCTCGATCTGGATGACGCCGTCATATTTGAACAGGCCCAGCTCCACCTGTTGCAAAACTGGGCCTTCCGTTCCCGGTTCTGGCCGCAGGGGGCCGCGGTCGCGCCCGATGGGGTGCAATGCCCCGTTGTCGGCAAAGGCTGTGAGCTGCTCCGGCGGCAGGCCGGTGACTTCAAGGATGTGCTGCACCAGGGCGGAGAGCTTGCGCATCAGACGGCCTCCACCGTAATGAAGGTGCGCCCTGTAAGGGCGGCAAGGGCCGCATCGGCCTGAGCAAGGAAGGTCTGCGCGGTTTCCGGGGTTTCCTTGGCATCGTTGCGCGCGGCCTCGCGCCGCTCAATGGTGACGAACTGTTGCAGCAGCAAGCCCTTTGCCCTGCAAAACACCGCCCGCCTGTACAGACGCAAGGCCCCGCCCTCGATGCCGTGAACCGGAATGCCGTCAATGGAGGCATGGCCCTTGTTTTCCTGCTCTGCGCGCCAGCGCGTAAGCGCGCCTGCGGCCCATATGCGCGCAAGATCCAGATGGTCAGCCACAAGCTGTTCTGCATATTCGGCGGGCAGCCGATACAGATCCATAAAATCGGCCACGGGTAAATCCGGGTACCAGCCATCGCCGCTCAGTACGATGGTGGCGGTTTTTCCGGTGGTGACGCCGAACCCTTTGGGGCTTGCCATAGTGCCGCTCCTTCAGCCGCATGGAAAAGTTGGACGGCGCGCGGCTTGCGCTCCTGTTGCAGCGGCCTGTCCGCCAAGGTGCGCCGCCTGCGCCGTCCGGTTTGGGGATGAGTATGTTTGGCCAGGGGCCTAACTTTCCTGGGGGGCCGCCAGGCTGTCATCTTCGGCGGCGGTTTCCCCCTCGGGGGCAGCGCCCCCGCGTTCAATCTTTTTGCGCACCCTGCCAAGGGCCGTGTTGACCTTGGCCCCCAGTGTCAGGGCCTTTTGCAACTGGGTTTCAGCTTCTGCCAGGTTGCCTGCGCGCTCTGCGGCAAGGCCCAGCAAACGGTGATAGCGGGCGGTCAGGTCGTCCGGCAGGTTCCAGACCGCCGGATTTTCGGCAATGCCCTGGGCGCAGTTGGTAAAGTACGGCTCGACAGAGCGGTTGCCGTTGAATTCCGCTTCTGCCCAGTCCGCCACCTGCGAGGCCACAAAGAAGGGGATGGTGGACTGAAAGCGCTGCGGCAGGGTTATGCCCGCAGTCATGCACCATTCCGCGTATTCCATGGCTTCGTCCATGCGGCCCGCGTCAAACTGCCACACAAGCCAGTAGCCCAGCAGTTCGTGCTTTGCGCCCTGTTCGCGCAGGCGGGCCACGTAGGAGGCGTATTTGGGCAGCAGCACATCGCGTTTGTGGGCGACCTTGGCCATAACAGAGGCAAGGCTTTTGAGCGTTGCCAGGTCTTCGGCCAGCGAGGCGCTGAGGAAGTCCTCAAGCTTTTTGCCCGCCAGCAGGCCCTTGCCGTGGGATTCGGCGGGAGCAGCCTTGCGCTGGGGCATGCTGGCGATGACCTGCCCCTCGTTGCGCACGCGCTCCTGATGCGCCTTCATGATGCCGAACTTCATCGCCACACCGTTGCGCCGCCTTCTTCAAAAGGCAGTTTGACGTTGGCAAATTCCCAGGCCACGAGCTGCTCAGGGGTTTCAACCACATAGCCTTCGTTGCGGCTCATGTAGTCCTCGTATTGATCCTTCTTGGCGTTGTCCTCGATCTTGCGCCGCCAGGAGGTGTCCTGATGGTAGAGGGAGAGGTTTGCCAGCGGGGTAATGACAAGGCCGCGCGCGGGGAAGAAGCTCGGCGTTTCCCACGGCAGGCCGCCGTAGCGCTGCGAAAAGCTGTCCATGGCCTCCTTTTCCCTGGGGATTCCCTGCACGGCTTCAAAAAGCATGGCGCGTTCGCGCACGATCAGGTCGCGCCCGATAAGGGCCACAAGGTCTTTCTGAAGATAGTAGGGGATGCCCTCGACCATGTCGTTGATGGCCACATCCAGGCAGGAGTAGTCGCCGCCCTTGCCGATGCGGATTTCGCCCGCGTGTTCGCCCTCGGCCAGAATGTTGCCGGGCAGGTTGTCGCGCATGTATTGCAGCCAGCCCTTGTTCACATCCTGCAACAGGGGATTTGCCGCAATGCTGGTGTTTGCGGCGGCGTTTATGCCATACCAGCCAATGATTTCGCGGTCGGCGGCAATGCGTTCCTGCACGTAGCGGGCGTAGCGGTCGGCCAGATCAGGAAACTTGGCCCAGGTGTCGATGGTATTGTAGCGGATGGCCACATCGGAATCTGTCTTGTGGAGCTGGTAGGCGTACTTGCCGAGGCCCAGAACGTCCTTGGGCCTGCGCTCTCCATCGCCGCTGGTGTCTGTGCGGCTGGTGACGGGTTCCTTGGCGTAGCCAAGCAGGTTTTCGCCCACCAGCTCGTCCACAGGCACAACGTTGACCTTGGGCAGAAAGGTGGACTGTTCCACAATTTTGTCGTTGAGGCGCTGGGCCACGCTGGGCTCAATGGCAAAATGCGCGCCCACGCTGGGCACGTTGTAGCCCTGGGCCAGCGCCGACAGCACCTCTCGGGCAAAGCGTTCAGAAGTTTTCTGTTTCATGGTGTTCCTTGGTGTTGGGGCGCTGGGGATGTCTTACAAAAGGGGCTTGCGGGCCGCGCCAAGGTTTTTTGGGGCCTGGGTGCCGGGGCGGGCAGAGGACGCAACCTGACGGAATTCGTTGCGCAGCGCGCCGATCTGGCGGGCAAGAGCCTTGACGGCAAAATCGCCGCCAGAAGCATCGCCAGAGCCACCAGCGGCCACGTCCACTTCAAGCGCGGCAAGGCGGCCTTCAAATCCGGCAACCTGCTCACTGAGCGAGCCAACGGTTTCTTCAAGGGCAGAGAGGCGGGCTTCCAGTTCTTCCATGTTGTTTTCCTTTTCGGGGCCGTCCGTATTTTCGGGTGCGGCCTCTTCTGTTTTGGTGAAAAAATGGGGGAAAATACGTTTGAACCACCCGGGGGCTTCTTCCTTGTCCTCGGGCTTCATGGGAGCAAAGGGCACGTTGCTGAAGCAGTTGGCGCCCTTTAAGGCTGTAAAGCGGGTGCTGGGCATGCCCAGGGATGCCGGGCTGTCGGTCACGCCAAGCCCGGAGAGGTAGGTTTTGCCGGAATCGGCAAAGTTTTCTGATACTTCAATGGAATAGAACAGGCCCTGACCAGCCGCGTTGTAATCCAGCATGGCGGCATTGGGCGCAAAGCGGGCAAAGAGCGAGAACACGCCCGCATCATCCGGCCCGGCGCGCAGCTCCAGCACCTCGCCCATATTGCCGAACCATCGGCAGTGCTCGGGCCAGAGCATGGCGGTATAGGTGGCGGGATTGTATGTTTCCGCCATTTCACGCAGCCATTCTTCATGAATGGTTCTACCGTCCGCGGCGGGGCCGACCTGGGCCACTTTGATAAAGTCTGTGGTGAGCTTTGCCATGCAGACAGATAGACACACTTTGCCTTGCTAGGTCAAAAGATGTCAGTTGTAAAAGGCGATAATACAACAAAAAAATGGGGAAAATGGCTGTTTATAATGATATTCAGCCAGTATGCCAGAAGCGGACAAGAACAATGATATAGGTCATATTGACCAGAAAGCGCCAGCAGGTCGCCGCCGCTACCCGGAGGAAGTCAAAAACGCCGCCCGGAGCCTGTTTTTGCGTCACTGGAAGGTGGCGGAAATTGCAGAAACCCTCTCCGTGCCGGAACGCACCATCTATGACTGGTCAATAAAGGGCGCGTGGCTGGACATGCTGAGCCATGAAGGCCCGGACGAAGCCATCAACCGCCGTCTTGAGCTGCTGGTGGGCCGCGACAACAAAACGCAGGCCGAATTGCGCGAGATTGACCTGCTGATTCAGAGCCAGGAGCGCCGCCTGCGCATGCGCGAGCGCGAGCTGGCCCAGGCTGCCGCCACGGGGCAGGCAGGGGAAGCGGCGGCAGGCGGGCAAGAGCGGCAAAACCCTTTTGCCGGAACGACAACGCCCAACAAGGGCGGCAAAAAGGGCAAGAAAAAGAATGACGTTTCGCACCTGACCGCCGAGGACTTCAAGGAACGGCTGCACAGCCGTTTTTTTGCCTATCAGCATGAAGTGCGCTCCACCCTGGGGCAGCGCAACCGCATGTTTTTGAAGGCCCGCCAGTTGGGCTTTACCTGGTTTTTTGCGCAGGAGGGTTTTGAAAACGCCACCCTCACGGGCGACAACCAGATATTCCTTTCTGCCACGCGGGCGCAGAGCGAAATATTTTTGCAGTACATCCGCGATATTTGCGGCGAGGCTTTTGACATTGAGCTGAAGGGCAATCCCCTTGTGCTGCACACGGCAAAGGGGCCTGCCACCCTGTATTTTTTGGCCACGTCTTCCCGATCGGCCCAGGGCTATCACGGGCATGTGTACGGCGATGAATTTTTCTGGATGCCCAAGTTCAAGGAATTCTGGAAAGTGGCCAGCGGCATGGCCGCGCATGCCAAGTGGCGGCGCACCATGTTTTCCACGCCTTCCATCATCACGCATGAGGCCTATCCGCGCTGGAGCGGCAAGGAATACCTCTCGCGTTTCAAAAATCCCGCGCCCTGGCCGGACAAGGCCGCCCTGCGTCAGGGCCTTGTGTGCCCGGACAACACCTATCGCCGCATTGTGACCCTGGACGATGCCGAGGCCGGGGGCTGTAACCTGTTTAACAGGCAGGATCTGGAGCAGGAATACAGCCCGGAGGAGTTCCGCCAGCTATTTGGCTGCGAGTTTATTGACGACACGCTGGCCGTATTTGTTTTGACCCTGCTTGAAGGCTGCATGGAAGACCCGGACGGCTGGGGCCTTGACCTCAAGCGCGCCCGCCCGGTGGACGATGCCGGGGTGTGGGGCGGCTACGACCCCTCGCGCACGCGGGACGACGCCAGCTTTGTGGTGCTGCTGCCGCCGCAGAAAGAAGGGGAAAAGATACGCCTTTTGGAGCGCCACACCTGGAAGGGCAAAAGCTACCTGTGGCAGGTGGGGCGCATACGCGACCTGTGCCAGAAATACCGCTTTATGCACATGGGCGTGGACGTGACCGGCCCGGGCCAGGCCGTGCTGGAAAACGTGCGGCAGTTTTGCCCCGTGGCCATGCCCATTACTTACAGCCTTATGAGCAAGGCGGCGCTTGTGCTCAAGGCGCTGGAAGTGATGGAGCAGCGGCGGCTTGCCTGGGATGCCGCGCAAACAGACATTGCCCACGCCTTTATGACCATCCGGCAGGTGGCCACGCCCAGCGGGCAGGTGACCTATGCCGCCCACAGAACAGACAGCACAGGCCATGCGGACGTGGCCTGGGCCATCATGCATGCCCTGGCGGCGGAACCGCTGGCCCGGCAGCTACGGGCGGGCGGCAAATCAAGCTCGCTGGCCTTTAGCCAATAGTGGAAAGGAAGCATATGAAAAAGCACAAAAAGCGCCCCGCAGGGCAAAATGACGCCCAGGGCGCAGGCGGCGGGGGCCGGGCCATAGCCTTTAGCTTTGGCGAGCCGGAAAGCGTGATGCAGGGCGAGCTATCGCAGTATCTTGGCGTGTATTTGCTGGATAACGGCCAGTATTACCAGACGCCCATACCCCTGACGGGCCTTGCCCGCCTGCTGCGGGCCAACGCCTACCACTGGCCCATGCTGGAATTCAAGGTGAACAAGCTGCTGCGGGGATTTACGGGCAGCCCGGCCCTTGACCGCATAACCATGCGCAAGGTTGCCACGGATTACATGGTGTTTGCCAACGCCTATTTGCAGCGGCTGTACAATTTGTTTGGGCAGGTGGTGGGCTATGCGCACCTTGCGGCCATAAACATGCGGCGCGCCAAGGAGGACGACCAGTACATAATGCTGGGCGTGGACGGCAGCCTGACAACATTTGCCCCCGGCGAGGTGCTGCACGTAAAGACCTACGATGTAGCGCAGGAGGTATACGGCCTGCCCTCGTATCTGGGGGCCATACAGAGCATGCTGTTGCAGGAGGACGCCACGCTGTTTCGGCGGCGCTATTACCGCAACGGCGCGCACATGGGCTATATTTTTTACAGTTCGTCCGCCTATCTGGATGTGGACGATGAAAACGCCCTGCGCGAGGCCATGAAGCAAAGCAAGGGCGTGGGCAATTTTCGCAACCTGTTTTTGCACATACCCAATGGCAAGGAGAAGGACATACAGATCTTGCCCGTGGGGGATTTTTCCACCCGGGACGAGCTGGAAAAGATCAAGAACATCAGCCGCGACGACATTATCGCCGCGCACCGCATACCGCCCGCGCTGGCGAACATTATACCCAGCGTGGCCGGAGGCTTGGGCGATATTGAAAAGGCCGATGCAGTGTATGTGCAAAATGAGATTGAACCGCTGCGGGAAGACCTGGGCGTGGTGAACCATGAACTGCCGGAGCACCTGCGGGTGCATTTTGCGCCTGCGGCCTTGCCGCCCATGCCTTGACGTTGCCTGTTATTGCGGCAACAATGGCCGCATTGTGGGGGATTCATGCGCATTTATTGCACACGTTGCGGGCACAGGGCCATCATACGCACAAGCAAACAGCTAGGCAGCACGCGTAAACTGTATTGCCTGTGCGGCGACCCGGAGTGCGGGCACAGTTTTGTGATGGATTTGAGCTTTTCCCACACCATCTCGCCCAGCGCGCTGGATTTGCCGGAGAAGGTGCGCGCCGGGCTGCAACAGCAAAGCCCTGGCCAGATTTTGAGCCTGTTTGCGGTGCTGGGGTAGGGGGAACGTTATGGCTATATTCGTAGCGGGCACAGCATTTAACAATTCAGGCGAAACACCTTCTTGCGAAGAATGTAAAAAAGAGGGCAAGGAAGTTTTGATGGTACCGCTGAAATTGGGCGCTACTGGTCGCCCTGACCAAAACTTGAAAAAAATTTGGCGTTGTCCTGACTGCGGGCATCAGATTGACATTAACTAAAGTAGAAGCCCCGGTTCGGAAGAACCGGGGCTTCATTTTTTATTTATTCCACTAGAGGGTTAGCAGCAGCCCGGTTGATAAACCTGCGCTGCATGGGCCAAAAAGCCGGAGCGGGTATAGCCGCAGGCTTTCGCCTTTTTGTCTGCCTCTTCCAGAATCGCCTTGGGCAGCGAGATGGTTACCTTTACCGGAACCATATCGAGGCTGGGGGCGGGGAAAAGTTGATATATTACCTCTTCGGGCATGGGAAGTTCATCTTCTTCCCGTATTTTTCGCACCATTTTTTTCACGTCTTCAAGGGAAGAAGGTGCGGGAATAGGTTTTTTTTCTGAAGCCATATCCTGAAGAACCACCTCCAGAATATCTTCGCCATACTCCATGCATTCTTCAACAGAATACCCACCAGTGACGGCATTTGGAATATCTGGAAAGTACACGGAGTAGTTACCGGCCTCTTCCTTTACAAATACTCCGATATAGTAGGTTTTCATTTTAAACTCCTGAGCAATAGATTTTTTTAAAAACGTACTGATGAACTAGAATCTATTGCCTAAAATCTGAAATCTTTGTTTTTCATGTTCATAGTTCTCCTTTCTACTTTCTATATTTAATGGGGGAGGGGAGCCTCCCCCCACCTCGTTTAACGAAGCTTTATCCCAGTGTTTCTTTCAATGTTTGCCAGCGTGCCAACTGAGATGTCTTTGGCATGTCGAGGTACCCAAGAAAATCTTCCATCCGGGGCTGTGACCTTGGTGTGCTTGGCACCTTCCTCAATGGTGCAGCCCAATTCTTTAAGCCGTTTCAATACTTCACGCGCGGTCAATAAATGCCCTCCCTTCCACTTGGCGTTAAATGCACAGTACGTAAAATTTTACGTACTGTCAAGAGGTGTGGAGGTATTTTTTTACGTAAAAATTAATTCTCCGCCTCGTCAAGGCTCTCTGCGCAGTGGGATATCTCCGCGCCGATCATACTCAGCAGCAGGGCCAGACCTCCCTGTTCTTCTGGCAGGGTGGCGCCAAGGTGATTGAGCGAGGCCGCCAGCCTGTACAGTTGCAGGATAGGGGATGGCTTGCGGTGCTGCGAGTGGGGTATGGGCATGGCTTTTTCCTCCGTTGGGGCGAGGGCGGCGAGCATGGCCCCGGTATCCGCAGCCAGCCAGACAAGTTGCGCCTGTTGAGTCTGAAGCGCCCGGAGCGCCCGGGCCTTGTCTTCCGGCGATTGGGTGGCGTGGGTTACGGCTTGCATGGCCGGATCCAGCTCGGCGGCTAGGTCGGCCAGATCTTCCCGCATGCGGGCAAGCCCTGCCAGAACGGCGGGCGCATCTGCATAGCTGATGCCCTGGCGGGCGGAGTGGGCAAGGTTGGTGCTGTTCATGCCGCTGCCTCGCTTTGCTGCTTGGCAGCCTCATAGGCATTTTGCGCATCCGTAACATCCCCAACGGCGGAACAAACTGCCATTGCGCGCAGATGCAGAGTCCAGAGGGCGCATTCAAGAAAGCGCAAGGCGTAATACTTGGGCTTGGAATGCCGCTTGTGCTGCCAACGGGCCAGGGGCAGTTGCCGGCATGGATCCAACAGGTCGGTTGTCCATAAGGAAACATCCTGAGACACGCGCTGCAAATCTGAAAAATCATCAATGCAGCGAATGGTCAGGAGCGTTTGCCTAGCCTGCTTGGCGAGGGCATTGCACCGCATGAGGTGCTTTTTTGTTTTTTGCTGCCGGGGAAAGCACGACAGCATGTCTTGCGTGATAAAGATCAGCGAATTCAGTTCCTTTCGCAACTTGCCTTGCGAGGCCATGAGCGTGTCTTCGCAGGTGAGGAGGATATTCAGCTTGCTGTTCATGCCGCTGCCCTCCGCGTGTTTGCCGCAGGGGCGGCCATGCGGGCGACTGCGGCCATATCTGCCGCAAGCTCGGCCTGGCGGTGTGAGAGGCATTGCAGGGCAAGGCGGCGCTGCTGGCCTGTGCCGCGCTTGGCGTGCTGGGCAAGCATGGTCAGCTCAAGCTGCTGCTCCTGAACAAGGGAAAGCCGTTGGGAGAGAAAGGAAGAGGTAGACATGGGGAAACCTCGCAGAGTTTTTGATTGGCCTTTGCAAAAAAGCAAAAGGCCGGGAGCTCAAAACCGCTGCGAGGCGGCAGGCATATTCCCCCGAAGGGTATTTTATTAGCCTACTCCCGACCATAATAGCCGAAGAAGCGCCACCAAAAGGGCGCAAAAAAAGCCTTTCTTTCGGGGTCAGGCATCCGCTCGCAGAGGTGTTTTGAAGCACCGTGTGGAGAGATTAGAAAATGAGCTTCCTGTAGTCAAGCGGGATGGAACCTTCAAAGTCGTCGAGGTTCCATTCACCGGGCGGGAGGATCTCTTCTTCGTTGAGCATTTTTTGGGTGATTTTTATGAATATGTTGTAAAAATTTAAAAATGCAGCCAATTTTTTCATTAATTCATTGAACTCGTCAGAATCAACTTTAATACTTTTTCCAAGGGATTCTTGAATAGTGCTGTCCTTTAATAGTATATCCTGCATATTTTTTGCCCACATAGCAAAACCATGGGGGCATTCAAGGCATATCAACGTATAAAAATGTACACATCGTGTGACATCAAATTTACCTATTCCCAATAGGTGGGGATTGATCGCGGATAAAAAATCCGCACAGAGTTCTTTCCGTTGTTCGTACCGTAGTTTTTTCATTTGAAGCTCAAAATCAACCCGCTGGCGTTGTTCTGCTTTGTCATTGTTCAATAAAGACACAATAAAATTACCAATGGCACCAATCAGACCACCAATTGAAGCGGATAAAACCCCTTTTAAAAAATCTTGGTTTTGTGGGGCAACGCTGTCCTTTAGCAGATAAAAAAGACCAAACAAGGCCAAGCACATGCAGAATATAGCAAAATTATATTTTTTCATTTCGGGCATCTCATTGCTGGCATCCTTTAACATCAACAATCTGTTCGGGTACAAGTCTCCCCGAGGATGATTTAACCATTCGAAATAAATCAATTTCAAATTTGTTGCAGAAAATGTTTGCTGTATTTAGCAATGATTCACACGCCTTCACGCCAAGGTAGATTTCTTTGATTGCGGCGGGCGGAATATCTTCTATGTCTGATCTGGGCTGTTCTTCAGTTTTTTTCAATCGTGTTACAATACGCCATTCTTTTTCATACGCAAGGTGTGGATCCTTGGTAAAGAAAATGTTTTTTGTTGTATTGTCCTCATCACCAAAAAAAAGATCATTAAAGCAAGGGAGCTCCTCGTACTGCGGGTAGCAGACAGGAGCTAACACCCCAAGCATTTTATCGTGATCTGTCTGTCGGTGGAAAAAAGAATGGGTGGTGTCAAATCCTGCTACAAAGCCACAATGTCCTCCCCAAAAACCCTTAGCGTACTGTTCCCACATGATGGCGTTTGCAGGGTCGCTTGTGAGGCAAAGAACGCCATGAGGGATTTTGTAAAGGTGAGATCCTAAGATGCTGTTTGCTGCAGATTGACCTTCCTGTGTTTCAACCAGTGGTGTGTTATCTTCTATTAACTTCGCAGGTAGTTCTTGTAGGGCATCGATGGCCCGGGAAATGAAGGCCTTACCGAAGCCACTTTGGAAAAAGGGAGCATCTTCGGTAATCCACGAAGATAACCTTGTGCTTTGCTCTATGATCTTTTGCTTTGTACCAAGGGGATTGATAACAGCTTTTGTTTTTGGTGCGCATTCGTATAGAGCTTTGAATTTGTCTGATGGCGTGAATCGCAACTGCGGCTTTTCAAAGAAGCTTTCCCGGTCAGTGGACATGTACTTATACAAAATTGGCGGCACGGGTTGCGTCATGACCTCCCCCTATTCTTTCACTGCTCAAATAATCATCGCCTTCACAAAAGCATGGCACTCAAGGCTAGCCCCTGGATTCAACAATCATAGTCCGTCTGCTTGATGTAGCTAATGCTAAAAGTGCGCGTCAACAATGGGTATTTACGCTCAATGGCGTCGGCATATTCTTCAAACTCGCTGCGCAGTTCCTGCCAAGAGGCAAGGATAGCCTTTTGCTTTTGCGGGGTTCCCGTTGCGCAGTCGTAGTTGGTCAGCAAAGCTCTAAATCTTTCACTCACATCGCGCAGGGCAACCACATCATGCTTGGCAAGAAGTGCCAGACAGTTCTCCCGCCGCGTGGAAAAAACTTGTGGATTACTAAAGAGCGTTTTTGAGATGGCAAAGCCCGATACGTTCAAGCTCCAGCCATAGAGCGCTTCTTTGTCTGGTGGGCAAAATGGATCAGTCCGTTTTTTTGTCATGGCTGTCCTTCCTTTTGAGTTGGAACAGCATAGCGCAAAATGGGCTTCAATTTCCAGAATGGACGAGTAGGAAGGTAACTCCTACTGATTGGCAGTTTTGCAATAGATCATCAGTGGATTAGGCAAATTTATATAGGTCATGTTGCCCGGATTGATTGTGGGCAATAAAAAAGCCGGAATATCCGGCTGTTGGTGAACACTTCTTGTGGCGGCGGGTACTTTGGGTAATGCACCTTGCACCGTCCGTGTGCTTTATTTGTTTGTTGGTGAGACGGTTACGGGCGGCTGTGCTGTGCTTGGTTGAGACGGTTGCTCTATGGTAGCCCCTTTGATCAGTCTGCCGACAGGGTCGGAAACAAAAATAGAGGTGGCAGCTAAAATCAAAGCAATGAGTGACAGGAAGGCGATGTTACCTATCACACCAGAAGCGCACCAGTTCCAAAATATCCGCCATCCGCCGGGTTTCAATTGGTGTATTGTGTCGGCAAAGCCCTGCTTCTGCCCTTGAGTTAATTCCGTCAAGGCCTGCTTCTGGCCGTCTTTTGCAGCCTTTTTAAAGTCTTCAAGGTTTTCTTTGATGATATCATCTGTGAAATCTGAAAGTTGACGCTCCGCGTCCCGCAAGTATTGGGCTATGCGTCCTTCGCTCTGCGTATGAAACTCGTCCAGTTCGTGTTCTTCTGGATCATTTCCCTCATGCTTGCGTTTAAACGCCTCAATATATGCAATTTTTTCTTGCTTATAGATGCCATACGCAAGCAGCCCCAGAACGTTCTGGGGCTGACTGGGGTCTGTCGGGATTTCTCCAACTAGACGCGAAAATATGTAGTTGTATTGTCTGGTGCCCATTTTTAGACGGCAGCCTTTTTATAGGCTTCCACGACAAGGGTCGTTTTATTAAATGGGCGAACAGTGCGCTTGATGCGCTTAAAGAAACTTTCGTCGTTAGCGGAAAGTGTCCGAGAATCTTTTTTTATAATTCTGTCATTGATTCGACGGACGTCTGCTTCAGTGACAATTTTATTTTCCATGGTAGTACTCCGTGATATGCTTTGTACCCGACACATTAAAAATTGGCAATCTCCAAGTTTTTGTCAATGCCCCTACTTGTTTCAAGGCTTGCAGGAGAGGGGCTGCGCTTGTCTGGCTCGGTGAGTCAGTCTTTTTTAGTTTCGGGCTTGATTGACCGTATGAGCTGTGTTGCCGTTTCCATGCACTCTTTGGCAAAGCTGACGTCTGGGGTTTTTGTGAGATATGTTTCCGGCCATTTTATATCTTCTTTGAGCATGGCAATCAATTCTGCACTACTGTAACTATTATCATTGGACTCTTTTATGGCCAGGTAAGCAAGGAAATAACGTTCAAGAATTGATTTTATTTTTATAAGATGTGTTGAAGTGTCTACATAATGCCTATATTGTTTTAAAAACCATGCGCTTAAAAATTCTATGAAAATAAATATTAAGGAACAGCAGGCTATCCCATAAAGGTGCTGTGGCTGAAAACCTGAAAAAAACATTACTATTTGCCAGCATGCTACTGAAAATATATAGAAATATATTCCATAGTTAGAGTAATTTTTGCCATTATCTAGGAGGAGCGATGCTTTTTGGTCTGCATTGTCAATCTGTGCGTCAAGGAAAATACGCATATCTGTAAAATATTCCTGAAATGAATCAAATTTTTTTTGTTCCATCAGATGGATATTAAATGATTTGATTGTATTTAATGTATTGTCATAATCATTCTTTTGAATTTTTCTGATGTTATTGTTTTTGTCAATATCAATAAATTCAACAGGTTTGTTTTCAAAGCGCTTTTTATATAGCGATGTGATTGAAATTACGGGTGCAACTATCATTGATATGCCAAATATTGCAATAATAGCATTCCCGCTACTGATGAACTGCAATAAAAAGTCTTTTGCATCTGATCGTGTTGAAATATAAAGCAAAAAAATTCCGCCGAAGAAAAATGCAATACCTGGAATAATTACTGGGGTTATTACTTGCGACAACGCTAACCTCCGTTCTGCATTTATATCCTTGAGAGGAGGCGTTGGTGCGCTGTCTGCATTATTTTGTTCAGGAAAATCTTGCATAACTAAATCCTCATTTTTTTTTTTATGAGTTTGAGGCACATGATATTTTTTGGCAAGCATCAGGCCACCTGGGGGTGGGGTCTCGGAAAGGGGTAACAACTGGCACAAGTATATTTTTTAGTATTCAATGTGCTGAAATATATGACGTATTCTTGTAACCAAAAATAGTAACAAAAGGTTACATGAAAGGTAACATTCAATAAATTAAGCGTGTTGGTGTAACCAGCGAGGGGCACGAAAAAGGGTTACAATGTTACCTTTTGTAACCAGAATGTAGAAGTTTATGAAATCATATATCTATCTGTAATTACAAATCATAATGGTGATTCTGAAAATTTGTGCCAGTTGTAACCTCTTTCCGAGACCCCCCTTGGCGGGTAAATGCCGCCCTTTCTCGCGCGTGTATGCGCGTGCGTGTGAGGGGATAGAGGGTAATAAAAAAGCCCCTCGCGGGGCTGTTATGTCTAATCACTCATAAGTCGCTTTGTTAGCTCTCTGTTATAATTCTCCCTGTCAATTCTCTTTTGTAGAATCTCGCTTGCCTTTTTGTACAATATATTGGGCAAATTCTTTTTTTGCTCTAAAATGATCTCGTCAACTTTATTTTGGAATGCTTGGAGCAATCGATACTCTGGTTTGGCTTTGTCAACAGCATCTTCATATGTAATACCAGTGGTATTAATAAGAATTGTTCTTCCGCCAGGTAGTACTATGATTTTATTATCAGTTAGTATGCTTTTGTCAAAATTTTTTTCTGAATTGAGCGGAATTCTTATAGCTACAGAGGCTGGCTCATCATCACTAGCCGTGACTTTGGTTTGCGAAAAGTCGATGTGAATAGTCGGAAAAACGTATGTCTCTATCCTTTTCTCGCAAATTTTTTCAAGGCTTTGCGGCTCGATAGGGTTCGCGACGATCTGGGTTGTTAGGCGGTCAGGGATATCTTTCAATAAGTTTTGGAATTCGAACACCATAGCCTTCAATATTTCATTGTCATACAACATGAGGAAGCCTCCAGGCTAACGTTTAAGCCATAGTAGTAGTTGTTTGCATGTCTATCAATGGTCTGATCTTCAGTAAAAAGCCCCGCGCCGGGAGGGAGATCCAGCGCGGGGCAGACGGTAAGACAAAGATGAAGGGTCTTAATCGGTTTAAGACCCTTTCAGCCTTGGGGCATGGTCATTATGAGGTTGTTCACCAGCCGCGCCAGCGGGTGAGTTCTTCCACCAGCGCGTCCAGTGTGGGGAACCATCTTGTCACGCAGCCCTTAATCATCACGCCGGGCTGTTCATTGGGCCCCGGCACGCCCCACACAGGCACGCCAGAGGCAAAGGCCATGCCCAGTTCCGCCGAGGCATCGCAGCCGCCGGGGCCGATGTATGCGATCAAATCCGCACTGCCCAGGGCGCGGCTGCAAAAGGCAAAGGCCGCGCCGTGCGGATCCTCGTTTTTGCGCTGGTCAAAGCCCGGCCCCGGCGCGGGTAAAAAGCGCGTCCAGTCCAGCACCTCATAGCGGGAAAGTTCCAGGGCCTGACGCAGCCGGCGGTAAGCCGCCAGGTTGCGCGTGGATGTGCAGATGTAGAGCCTGCGGGCCGTGCTGCCCGAAAACATGTTCATGCGCGGTCTCCCTTTTCAAAAATCCAGCATTTGATGATGCGGGTCTGTTCATGGCGCGAGCGAACAGACTTGCTGCTCTCCACAAATTTATGCCGCCGGGTGTGCGGCAGCAGCTTTTTGAGCATGCCCACATCCGGGTAGGCCTGCCCGTAATCCTGACATTTTTCACGAAAGTGATTGAGGTTGAGGGCGATGATGCCCTCGGTATCCTTGGCGTGGTTGAGCTGCTCGCTGATCGGCCCGCGCGAGTTGACGTAGTCGTAGGCCTCCCAAAAGGCCTCAAGCATGGGGTGATCCGCACCCACGCGGCGCTCGCGCACGTGGGCGCGGTCTTTCAGGTATTGGGCTATGCCCTCCACCGTGCGCGCCGTCACGCCGGGAAAGAGCAGGCGCAGGGCAGAGCCGCAGGCGGCAATTTGCGCGTGGTTTTTTACAATGCGCTCGTTCTTGATGCCGCAGGCGGTAAAGTCGCGCTCCATGCTGTCAAAGGCCTGTTCGTAGGCCTCCAGAATGCGGCGCTCCTGGCACAGGGCGGCACCCAAGAATCCGCCAACGCTTTCGCTTGTCTGGCGCTCAAACCAGCGGGCAATCTCCCGCGTGCCGGGCCTGTGGTGCTTTTTGTCGGCGTGGCAGTGCACAATGCGTTGCAGCAGGGCCTCGCTGCCGTCCACTTCCGCATTTTGCGAAATAATCAGGCTGGCCTGAAACAGGCTTTCGTCCGTATCGTTGCCGCGCTTGGCCACGCCCAGGGTGCCTGTGCCGCGCCCGTTCCAGAATGGTTTGACCTCGTCAAAGCCAAACTGCTTTTGCCGGGCGTCTTTTTCGCCAGAGTCGCGGTCAGATTCAATAATGACCACAGGCAGGTTGGATACCTGCGAAAAGGCGCGCCTGCGCCCTGCCACAGAAGACTTGAGCAGGTCAAAGCCCTCGTAATCATCCCGGCCCACCAGCTTCCAGCAAAACTCCAGCGCGGTGGATTTGCCCGCGCCCGGTTCGCCCGTGTATTCCAGAAAGGGAAAACTTTTGTGCATGCCCCGTATTTGCTGCACAAACAGCGAGCCAAGCCAAAAGGCCAGCAGGCACATGCCCTGCATGCCAAAGGCCTTGGAGTAGTTTTCTATCCAGCCGGGGTTGAACTTGCCGCTGGTATTGATCTGCAAGCCAGAAAGGCTGGATTTTACTCCGCGGCTGCGGATGGTGAAGTAGCCTTGCGGGTTTACATCGATGCGCCGCCCCTTGTGCCAGGCGTGATCCTGAAAGATGTAGGTCTCAAGGGTTTTGTCGTAGCCGATGTAAGGCACGGCGGTGACGGTGAGCATGCGGTTATCGAGCCACCACGAGCGCAGGGTCTTGAGGTGGCGCACATCGCCGTCAAAGGTGCCGCCGCGCGATCGGTTGAGCAGGGCCTTGTGAAAGCTGTCTGGCGAGGTGATGGCCGTGCCTTCCAGCTCAATGACGTCTTGCGCCTGGCCATTGGCGTAGTCGATGGAAAACACGTAGCGCTGCTCGTCCAGAATCTCGTTGCGGCTCATGTAGAGGAACTGCGGCCACACGTTTGAGATCTGCGCTACGCGCACATGCTGCATAAACAGTGCGCGGCCCTCGGTTGAGAGCAGGGCGGTTTCGCGGGCGTCCTGGGATGGGTTGATCTCTGGCGGCGTGGCGGCTGATGAAGTGGGTGGCGTGGCGGGTGACGCTGGCTCTGTGGCTGCGGCCTCTTCCTCGCGCTTCTTTTGGGCCTGCTGGGCCTCGCAGATATGCTGGCGGGTTTCTTCCACCAGAGGCTCCAGCAGTTCTGCAAACGCGCCTTCCAGCTTTATATCGTAGAGGCCGTTGCGGTAATCCAGAATGAAGGAATCCCGCTGCTTTTTCAGGTAGGTGTAGTAGGCCTTTTCTTCTACGGATTCTGCCAGAAACAGCCGCCCGTTGTGCTTGCCCGCGCGCAGAAGGGCCGGGGTGATGCGCCCGGCGCGGTACAGGTCGTCCCAGTCGTTGCCCGAGGGCGCAAGGCAAACGGTGGAAAGTTCGCCCATGTTTTTGAGCTGCTTGTGGTGCTTGCGCATGCCGCTTTTTCCGGCGGCGTCAGGATCTAGCGCCCATATCCACCGGACGCCTTTTTGCGCGTGCTGCTCAAAGAAATTCTGCGGAAAATTGTTGCACGAGAATGCGGCCACGGCTTTGACGCCCACATGAAAAAGGGCAATGGCGTGGAAGATGCCCTCAACAATAAAGCATTCCTCCAGGCGCTCCAGCGTGAAGCCGGGGGGCGCCCACACGTCGCCCTTGTAGAGGGTGTGGTCTTCTTTGCGTTTGCCGCCAAAGTGGGCTTTTTGCCCATCCCTCCCCTTGCCGATGATGCGCTCCCAAAAGCGGGTTTTTGCCGCGTCCAGATAAAAGCGCACGGTGGGCACATCCTGCCCGTTGCCGAGCGGATAGCTGCTTTGCTCGTACCAGCCACGGATCTTGGCCAGGTCGAAGCCACGGTTCAGCCCAAGGTAGGCATCTGCCGTGGCGTCACGGTGCTCCGGCGTGGCCGGGTGCTTTTGGGCGAAATCGTCAAACAGCTCCGGCAGGGCCTCGCGCACGGTCTCGCTGAATCCGCATTTGTTTTTGCGGTTGCAGTCGATCACCAGGGGGCGGTCTTTTTTGATGTAGAGCGATTTTTCGCCGCACTGGGGGCAAAGGCCCTTGGTGAGGTATTCGCCGGAGTCTTTGAACTGAAAATAGGGCGAGGCCAGCAGGGCCGCCACAATCTCGGGGTAATAATTCTGCCTAGGCATGGCGGCCCACTTTTTTGTCGTGGTCGCGCAGGGCAGCGGCAAGGGCGGTGGCGACCTCCACCAGATCCAGCACTTCTTTGAGAATGCCGCGGTTCTCGGCCTTGGTGATGCGGTTGTCTTCCGTGGCGCGGATAATGCGGTCAGCTACGTGGCCAAGGTCGCTGGTGAGGCTGAGAACCTGATTATGCAGGAACGTGGGCGTGATTGCCGGCAGCACGGTGTTGCCGGCGGTGACGCGGGCCCGCAGCCATTCAATGACCAGCGTATTGCCCGCGGCAACGCAAAAGCCCGGGATATCCACAAAGCTGGGGAAGTATTTTTCTGTGGAGGTAACGCGGCGCAGAAATGCCGGGCTGACATTCAGGCGTTTGGCCAGAACGGAAAGAGGGTACTGGCTGCGCGTAATGGCAAGCCGGAAAACATCCTCCGGGGCAAGGTGGGCCAGTTCTTCCATGGTAGCTCCTTTGTGGAAAAGTCCGTTTGATTGCGGGAAATTCCACGTAGGCTACTGTGACCGTGAGCCCAGCGCCTTGCGCAGCGCCTGATGGATCGCCAGGGGGCTTACCGTGCCATCGTTTATCAGCGTGCGCAGCACCATGCGCAGGGTGAGCAGTTTGCCCTCTGCGATAATGTGCAGCCCGGCGGATTTGGACATGCTGCAATTGCGGCCCCTGCGAAAGCTGCGAACATCCATGCCGATGGCCCGCGCTGCCTGCGAGTAGGAACCGTGGAAGAGCCTTAGCCGTTCAATGTGGGTGTGGAGTCGTGTTTTCATGATTTCTAAATAGGTGGACTTGACCTATAGTGTCAAGACGAATTTCGCCTCTTTGTATAGGGCGAAATGCCCTCTATAGTGGGTATATGAAAAAATCAGAACGGTTTGAAAAATTGTTTGTCGAGGCAATGGTGAGGCGCGTTGAGGCTGCGGGGATGTCGCATTCCGAGTTTGGCCGCCGTGTTTTTGGGGAGGGCTCTGGCTCTAGGGCTTGGCGGGCTACGCGGGAAAAAGACCGCAAGCGTGGGCTGGGCATAGGCGAGGCCTATATGATGGCTGAAGCGTTGGGGATGGAATTCCCCGCCTTGGTGTGGGAGGTCATGCAGGAAGTTAAAGATAGGCTGGATTGACCGTTTTAATTATTGAAATATAGGCGGAATGAACCTAGTATGGGTGCCTTTAGGAGGTGCCTATGTCTGGACGCATTGTTCAATCGCCGTATTTGTCGCAGGAACAGGCCGCGCAGTTCGTTAACCGCTCGGAAAGAACGTTCCGCGAATATGTGAAGAAATACAGCATCCCCAAGTACGGGCCAGCCCGTAATCAGTATGCCGAAGAGGACTTGCGGGCTTTTATGGAAAACCCTCATTGCTTTCTGAAAGGCCGGGGAGGATTCCGGTCGAGATCAGTACGCTTTACGCCCGTGAAAGTATGAGCGTTCATAAAAAATCCAATGGAACGTGGTTTGTTCGCTATCGCGTGCCGGGAGAGAAAAACGCAAGGAGCGAGTATATCGGGGTTGGGCCTGACGCCGAAAAACTCGCCAGGGTGCGGGACAGGGAGATCAAGGAGCAGAAGGCATCGGGCAAGCGCCCCAGTGACAAGCTCTATCTGGATCAGCTTGCGCAGGCCTATTTGTGCGATCGCAAGCTCGCGGGCAAGTCGCCGGATTGGCTTGTGGAAATGGAAACCCTGTTCAACAAGAGGTTTCTGCCAGAGCTATGCCATGCGCCCGTTGACGGGCTGACGTATTCGGACGTCATGAACATGGTCGAGAAGCATCTGACCGAGGTCAAGCTGGCCACGCGGCAGCGCTACCTTGGGTATCTGTATGCCTGCTTCAACTACGGAACCCGACACGAGCTTACGGCGGGCAATCCGCTCTCAACATGGAAGAAGCAGCCCGAACCGCGCACCGAGCTTTTGCTGACGGTTGAGGATCTGGAAAAACTGTATCAGTGCGCCGCGCCGCATCTACAGTGGGCCATTGCCGTTGAGTGGGAAGTGGGGGCGCGCCCAGGCCCCTCAGAATTATACGCCATTAAGTGGCTCCATGTGGACTTCAAGCGCTGCCTGATTCGGATACCGGGTACAAAGACGGTGCTGGCAAACAGGCTTATCCCGATCACGCCAGCCTTTTGCCTGGAGCTGCAAAAAAAGCGCGAAGAGGCTCAATCCGAGTACGTGATCGAATTTCGCGGGCGTGGGGTCAAAACCATGCGGACGGCCTTCAAGCGTGCGCAAGAACGCGCAAAGCTGCCGTACCATGTGCGCATGTACGATATCCGCCACCTCTTCGTTACTCTGCTGCTGGACGGCGGGGCAGGCTTGGCGGCAGTTTCCCGCATGATTGGCCATAGCCGGATCGCGACAACTCAGGAATGGTATTATCATCTTTTGCCCGGCGCCATGCGTGACGCCATGGCCTTCAAGCCTGCGCCTTTGGGCTCCAGAGTGGCCGATGGCGCGAGGATACACAAAAGGATACACAGGCCACCTCAGTCGACCGTGAAACGCCGTAATCCCGTTGCTCCGCCTAAAGCTCCAAAAGAATGA